TAGTGGTGAAGGACAAATAGAATATAAAGGTATTTTGTATTTACCTAAAAAAATTAAGAATAATGTATTTGAAAGAGGTGTAAAACAAAATAATATTAAATTATATGTTCGTAAAGTATTTGTCAGTGATAATAGTGCGGTTTTATGTCCCGAATGGCTTCATTTTATTTCTGGTGTTGTTGATACTGACGATTTACCTCTTAATGTATCACGTGAAATATTACAAGAGAATAAGGTTATTAAGGTTATTAAAAAAGCAGTTGTCAAGAAAAGCATTGATATGTTAAAATCTGCTATGAATGATATGGATAATTATCTTAAAATCTATAAGACTTACCAAAAAAATATTAAACTTGGTGTTTATGAAGAAAGCGGTGATCGTGAAAGGGTTTCTGATCTTTTAATGTTTTATTCTGCTAATTCACCTGATAAGATGATCACATTTGACGATTATATTACATCTATGAATGAAAATCAAAAACATATTTATTACATTGCTGGTGATAATATGGATATACTTAAAACATCTCCATTTTTAGATAGGTTTAAGAAAAATGGTTTAGATGTTCTATTTATGACTGATCCAGTTGATGAATATATGTGTCAGCGACTTATGCAATACAAAGAATGCACTTTAACTTGCATTACCAAAGGTGATATTGAATTACCTAATACAACTGATGCTGATAAAGAACTTATTAAAAAACAGAAAGAAGAATATAAATCACTTTGTGATTATATTAAACGTCTTTATACCACCTTTAGTGAAGTTAAAATTACTAATAAAGTATCTGAATTACCTTGCATCGTATCTTCACCCGAAAATGGTTTTTCGGCTAATATGGAAAAGATAATTAAATCGCAAACATTAGGACAAACTGATAGTTCTAATGCTATGTTAAATAAAAGAGTATTGGAAATTAATCCTCTACATCCTATTATTAAGAAAATTAAGAATATTAATGATACTGAAGAATATAATTCATTGAGAGATCTTCTTGATCTTGTTATCAATAGTGCTTTATTGTATTCCGGTTATCAAATTATCAAACCTGTTGATTTTTCTAAAAAGGTTCTCAATGTTGTTATGCTTGGTATGGATATTAATGATGATGAAGAAGAAGTAGATGATACTACATCTTCTAAAGATCCTTTTAACAATGTTGAAACTATTGATATGACTAATGTAGATTAAATAATATTTATTTATAATAAGAAAATATGAAAAATGTTATTTTATTATTAGTATTTATTGGTATATTAGTTATAGTTCAAGGTTATTATGAAAATAAGCTTAGTAGTGTTAAAAAACAAAAAACAGTTGTTAAATATGTGCCTTTACACACATATGAAGGAAAAATGAATGGAGCTGAATCAATTGATAATCAATTTAAAAGTTCTTTCGAGAAAATTATAAATATAGAGAATAAAAATGTATAAACTATTTACATCTACACCTATTGAGTTTAAAAAACATTGTATGGCGTTCAATACTAATAAACAAGAAGAATTAAATATGTTAATTGATCTTCGTAATAAATATATTAAAAATATATCATCTAAACGTAAAGAATATGAAGATCAATATGAAGAATATTTAAGACAATCTTCTGATACCAACGATTATATTGAACGAGTTAATTTATTTAATTTATTTAAAACACTATATCCTTTTAAAAAAAAAGAGTTTAATATTTATACTTATAAAAATTATTTTGAGTTAAAAGAATTAAATGAAGATTAATCCAAGTTTTGAATTTCAATTTATACCTTTTATTTTAGCATTTATTATTGGAATTATTTACATTGTTATTACAAATAATACCAAAGAAAAAATAGTTAAAACACCTACACCTTTTTCCAATAATCTTTATTCCGATTTTGATGGAGAATGTTATAAGATTAATGTTGTTGAAACAGAATGTAGTGGTAATGAACAAGAATTCAATTTTGCTATATAAGTTTTAATATTATTTTTATGTTCTTTAGTTAGAATACGCTAATCCACCCATTCCACTTAATATACGTAAAACATTGTAATTTACAGCATATACAAATAATTCACCTGATTTACTACTTTTAAGTTGTAATTGTGCTGTATCTATTCTTGACATATTTAATGTTCCTGATGGTTGATGTTCTTCGGGTTTTAATGCAAATGAATATACATTAATACCTTGATTAACTGGTATATTATTATGATGTTGATAAGGTTGAACTAACGAAAAATACTTTCCATCCCTTTCAGCAAAACGATCATTTCCGTTTAATTGAAGTTTAGCTGTTGTTATTAGGTTATCTTTAATCATATTATTGTTTTCAGCATTTGTAAAGTTATTCCAGTTGATATTAGAACCTGTTATATCTGGTTCAGGTCTTACTGCCCATATAAGTTCTTTACAAGGGTGATTAAAACTTAAACGTGATGCTTTTACTGTATTTGCGGTTATACTTTCTGTTCCTGTAAATTGTAATTGTTCTATAAGATATTCGTGAGATAATTGAGCAAACCTTTTACGTTCGTCTGTATCTAAAAAGATGTAATCAGCCCATAATGTAGCATTAAATGATGTAAAATTATTGCTATTAATTTCTATGTTACACGTGCTATCTGAAGCAAGTTCATCATCTTGGTTTGTTGCTCTTATACTGTCCATCGAATTAAACTCTATATTAACTTTAACTTCGTGGTATTGAAGAGCTATTAGCGGTAATGCTAAACCAACATTACGACAAAACCAAAATTCAAGAGGAATATATAAATCTATTATTTCGTCTTTTAATTCAACTGATTTATTTACAGAATTACCACCAACCATTTCATAATATCCTTCTTTTTTACCTTGATCCATTGTAAGTTCATTCCAAATATACATCCATTCACCATATTGTTTATCAATACGTTGTCCGCCTATTTCAAGTTCTGTATGTTTTATCATTCTATAACCATAGAAAGGTTGAAGATATATTGGAGTTGAACCTGCTACTGCTTTTATTTGTAAATATAATTTATGAACTAAATCACCATTACGGGATATCTGGCAAGTTACACGATTACCTAAAGTGGCATTTCCGTTAAAGGTTTGTTGTATAGATTCTAATGAAAAATTAGTATGACGACGATAAACTACTTTGAAGAATGTTATTTGTGGATTACCGGTAAGATAAACATCTTGAGCACCATATGCTACTAGTTGTAATAATCCTCCACCCATTTAATATAAAATAATATATTTATTTATTAAAATGTCGTGGGGTATTATATTTCTTATATTTTTTGCGATAGTTATTTTAGCTGTTGTTGGAATTACTATTTATTTATTTGCTATTAAAAAATACAATCTTAAACAAGTGTATAATATGATTAAATATCGTGGTAATGAAACTGCCCAAATGAAAGATATGATGAAAAAGTTTATTGTTGGTAAATTAGAATCTACTGAAAATAAACCTACACTTGTTTTATATAAAAACGAATATGATACTTGGACTTTATACAATGATAAATATACTAAACTTAGAACAGAAGATGGTAAATATATAAATGATGCACCTATAAAAAATGATGATTTAGTATATATAAAAAACACAAACGAATATAAAGTTAAATTAGAATAATGTTGTTTAATTCTGTTTTTGTTAAAAAACCAGAAATTTGTTTTGTAATACCTGATAAACCATGGTATGTTAATGAAAATATACTTATTGCTAAACAATCTAATATTGAACAAATATTTATTAATGGTATTGAAAATGCTTTACTTATATCTAGTTTTATGATATGCTATTCAGTTATAACTGGTAATCCTTCACATATTGTTAATAAATTAAATAGGATAACGTCAAAGTTTATGAACTTTAATAACTTTTATTTTCAATCTGCTTTAACTAGTTCAATTATTTCAATGTTTTTAGGTGTTAATGCCGTATTAGGATATCCTAATATGGTAAATAAAAAGAAGTAAGTTAAGTAATAATTTAGTTAGAATACGCAAGACCACCCATACCACTGAGGATACGGAGAACGTTGTAGGAGTGAGCGTAGATTTTGACTTCACCTGATGCTTGTGAAATCTCAGATATCTTAAGTTGAGCAGTATCAATCCGAGACATATTAAGAGTTCCCGATGGTTGATGTTCTTCTGGTTTTAATGCGAAAGAATATACATTGATATTACAACCGCTATCTGGGATATTGGTATGATGTTGGTATGGTTGAACGTGAGTAAAATATTTAGTATCACGTTCCGCAAAACGATCATTACCGTTAAGCATAAGCTTAGTCTTTCCTAATTTTATAATATTTGTTCCAGTTGAATCTGTTCCTTGCCATATAAGTTCTTTGACGGGATGGTTAAAAGATAATTTGGCAGAGAGATTAGAGCTATTGATTGTTTCACCTCCAGTGAATTGCACTTGTTCAATTAAATATTCGTGAGATAATTGAGCAAAACGACGACGTTCGTCAGTATCTAAGAAGATGTAATCAGCCCATAAGGTGGCATCTCCAAAGTCTTCGTTACTAAATTCAATATTGATTTTAACTTCGTGATATTGTAAAGCAATAAGTGGTAATGCTAAACCAATATTACGGCAGAACCAGAATTCAAGAGGAACATATGCTTTGGTTTCCATATTAGACACTGCTTTTATCATTTCAACATACCCATCTTTCTTTCCTGCAGGTAAAGTAAGTTCATTCCAGATTTCCATCCAATTGCCATATTGACGATCAATTAATTGACCACCAATTTCTACTTCTACTTTGCTGATACATTTACGGGCATCATCTAAATCACCACCAGTTGAAGGATGTGTAAATACAACGTATAATTTATGAACTAAATCACCATTACGAGAGATTTGGCAAGTTACACGTTTTCCAGCTCCAGGGGTTCCGTTAAAGGTTTGTTGTATAGACTCAATAGAGAAGTTAGTATGACGACGATAAACTACTTTGAAGAAAGTGATCTGAGGGTTGCCAGTAAGATAGACATCTTGGGCACCATAAGCTACAAGTTGAAGAAGACCTCCACCCATTTTTAATATAAGCTAAGAAAATAATTTTAGATTATATTATAAATAAAAATAATTTTAGATATAAGTTTAGTTAGAATACGCAAGACCACCCATACCGCTGAGGATACGGAGAACGTTGTAGGAGTGAGCGTATATTTTGACTTCACCTGCAGCTTCTGCAGTAAACGATAGTTTAAGTTGTGCAGTATCAATACGAGACATATTAAGAGTTCCTGATGGTTGATGCTCTTCAGGTTTTAATGCAAATGAATATACATTGATCCATTGATCTTGTGGTGGAATATTGGTATGATGTTGATAAGGTTGAACGTGAGTAAAATACATAGCATCGCGTTCAGCAAAACGATCATTTCCGTTAAGCATAAGTTTTGCTTTACCAGTTGATTTATAAGCTGTTCCAGCTTTTCGTTGCCATATAAGTTCTTTAACCGGATGATTAAATGAAAGTTTGGCACTAAGAGAAGTATCAGTAGCACTTAAACTTTCACCACCAGTGAATTGCACTTGTTCAATTAAATATTCGTGAGATAATTGAGCAAAACGACGACGTTCATCAGTATCTAAGAAGATGTAATCAGCCCATAAGGTAGCATCAGTAAAATCATTATCAGCATCAAATTCAATATTGATTTTAACTTCGTGATATTGTAAAGCAATAAGTGGTAATGCTAGACCAATATTACGGCAGAACCAGAATTCAAGAGGAACATATGCATCTGTAGAACTTGTTACATTAATCATTGCATCATAACCATCTTTCTTTCCTGCAGGTAAAGTAAGTTCATTCCAGATTGTCATCCAATCACCATACTGACGATCAATTAATTGACCACCAATTTCTACTTCTACTTTTTTAATGCATTTACGAGCATCATCAATAGATGATGTGTGTGTAAAAACTACATATAATTTATGAACTAAATCACCATTACGGGAGATTTGGCAAGTTACACGTTTTCCTCTACTAGCATTTCCGTTAAAGGTTTGTTGAATAGATTCAATAGAGAAGTTAGTATGACGACGATAAACTACTTTGAAGAAAGTGATCTGAGGGTTGCCAGTAAGATAAACATCTTGGGCACCATAAGCTACAAGTTGAAGAAGACCTCCACCCATTTTGTATTTATTATTAATACAGAAAAAAAATAATTTATAAATATATTTAGTTAGAGTAAGCAAGACCACCCATTCCACTAAGAATACGAAGCACATTGTAATTCACAGCATACATATTGAGAGTTCCTGGACCTACACCGTTAGTTCCAACAATAGCAGTTGCTGTATCAATACGAGACATATTAAGAGTTCCAGATGGTTGATGTTCTTCTGGTTTTAATGCAAAAGAATATACGTGGATATTTTTTCCATCAGGAATATTTTCGTGGTGTTGATAAGGTTGAACGTGTGTGAAATATTTGGCATCACGCTTAGCAAAACGATCATTACCGTTAAGTTGAAGTTGGAAATCAGTAGTTGGTAAATTACTGAACTGATCATCAGTGCTATGTTTATTAACCCATACTAATTCTTTAACAGGGTGATTAAATGAAAGTTTGGATTTTGTTGTTACAGCACCGGTGGTGCTACTAGCAATTGATTCGCCACCAGTAAATTGAACTTGTTCAATAAGGTATTCGTGAGATAATTGAGCAAAACGACGACGTTCGTCAGTATCTAAGAAGATATAATCAGCCCATAATTCTACATTTGAAACTACAGCACCTGAACCAAGTGTTGCTGTTGAACCTAATGTAAGATTGATTTTAACTTCGTGATATTGTAAAGCAATTAATGGTAATGCTAAACCAATATTACGGCAGAACCAAAATTCAAGAGGCACATATACGGGTAGTGCACTAGGAGAAGCACCCTCACTAGCGATCATTTTTTTAAAACCATCTTTTTTACCTTCCGGTAAAGTAAGTTCATTCCAGATATACATCCATTCACCATATTGACGATCAATCATTTGACCACCAATTTCAACTTCTACTTGTTCAATAAGTTTATGTCCAACATTTTTAGCATTACTTCCTGATTTCACAGTAGCTTGTAAGTATAACTTATGAACTAAATCACCATTACGGGAGATCTGGCAAGTTACACGCTGACCTAAGGTAGGATTTCCGTTAAAGGTTTGTTGTATAGACTCAATAGAGAAGTTAGTATGACGACGATAAACTACTTTGAAGAAAGTGATCTGAGGGTTGCCGGTAAGATAGACATCTTGGGCACCATAAGCTACAAGTTGAAGAAGACCTCCACCCATTTTATTCTTAGTTAAGATAAAAAATTATTGGGTTTTATTAACCTATGTTTTTGTTATTATATATAACAATTAATCTTTTGTATAATTAGTATAATGATTAGACTAACTGAATATTTTTCATTTTACGTTTTATTATGGTATTTTTTATTTATTTTTAAAATTATACCTTTTAATCCTGTTATTACATTTTATTTAATTTTATCATTTGTAATTTGGATGACATTATATATGATGTATATACGTGTATCCACAAAAAAAATATTATTCTTTATTGTTTTTGCAATTATTTTAGTTAAAGTCTTACCTATTTTAACATTAAAATATGAATTTAAATACGAAGATCTTTCATTTGGTTTATCAATGTTTATAGTATATCATATTATATTATATTATACAAAAGGTATTGAACCTATTCAACATTATATTAATTTTATGAATTATTATAATACTTTACCAAATAATATTATAAAATACATAACTTTAATTTGAATATGCTAAACCACCCATACCACTTAAAATACGTAAGACATTATAATTAACACCCCATACCCTTATTGTTCCTGAATTTTTAGGTTTTACCACTAATTTAGCCGTATCAATTCTTGACATATTTAATGTTCCTGATGGTTGATGTTCTTCTGGTTTTAATGCAAATGAATATACATTTATACCCGCATTAGTTGGTATATTTGTGTGATGTTGGTATGGTTGAACTAACGAGAAATACTCTCCATTTCTTTTAGCAAAACGATCATTTCCATTTAATTGTAAATTAGCTGAAGTAATTGAATTGTCTCCATCTGGATCTATACCAAATAAGGTATTTTGAAGTTTTAGATTTGAATCGTCGCCAAATAAATATTCTTCAGTATTAGATCCTACAAACAACTTAGAATCAGTATAATTATACCATTGATTTTGTTCAGTTGCTTTATTATTATCATTGATAGTCCATATAAGTTCTTTAACAGGGTGATTCATAACTAAAGCAATATTTTGTTCGTTTGTTCCTGAAAGCGTATTTTCATTCATTTGCACTTGTTCTATTAAATATTCGTGCGATAATTGAGCAAATCTTTTACGTTCATCAGTATCTAAGAATATGTAATCACACCAAATAGTCGCATTTTTAATTGATGTAATAGCATCTTGAACATCGTTATTTCTAACATAAGCAGTTCCATAATAAGTGCAATTCTTAAATGTTTCTATTTCTATATTTATTTTTACTTCGTGATATTGAAGAGCAATCAATGGTAATGCTAAACCAATATTACGACAGAACCAAAACTCTAAAGGAATATATACTTTATTATCCTTAAAACTTGTCATATCAGTATCTGCACCGATCATTTCTTGGTAACCATCCATTTTTCCAACAGGTAATGATAACTCATTCCATATATACATCCAATGTGAATATTGTTTATCAATCTTTTGACCACCAATTTCAACTTCAACTGACTTTAATAAACGATGACCTATAAAATTAACATAACGATTTAAATTTTGAGTAAGAATATTATTTATATAACGTCTGTCATATAATTGTGCTAATTCTACCTCTACATACATTTTATGAACTAGATCACCATTACGGGATATCTGACAAGTAACACGATTACCCCAATCAAACTTTCCGTTAATTGATTGTTGTATAGATTCTATTGAAAAATTAGTATGACGACGATATACTACTTTAAAGAAAGTTATTTGAGGATTTCCAGTTAAATATACATCTTGCGCACCATAAGCAACTAATTGTAATAATCCACCACCCATTTTAACTATTAAGCATATAAAAAATTAACTTGCAAAAAGTAATTAAATATGATGAAAGAAAGATGTAGTAAGAAAAGAATACACGTTGTAGATAATACTAAAGAAATCTCAACCCTAGATGATATTCATATTAATAGCATAAAAAAATTTGAAGTTAAAAATAAAAGAATTGAAGAAATAACTGAACAAATTAATAAATTGAATATCATAGCAATGACAGACATTTCTTGGTTATCTAACGTTGAAATTAGAGAACAAATTAAAGATTATACAAGGGAGTTAGATAAACTTAATAGTGAAAATGAACTTGATTACTATGAAAATGTTGGAGAAATATTGTTTAATTATTATGATATAGTTAATCAAAATGTTGGAGTTAAACAAGTTAATCCTAAAAAATATACTATTTTAGAAGCACTTAATATTGAAATGGATAATAGCAATTCAATAGGAGAATATAAAGATAAATCTAAATTGGTTAATGAATATTTAGCAATTACAGATAATAAATACATCAATCATATTGATGGTGAATTTACCAATTCTAAATGTATTAATTGTAATAACGAAATGACTAATTTAGTTCAAGAAGCATTGGTAGTATGTTTAAATTGTGGTTATCAAGATGTTTTATTAGCAGAACAAAATAGACCTATAATGTTATACGATAAGAAGGACGGTATTCATTATAGTTATAAACGTATTAATCATTTTAGAGAATGGATATCACAAATACAAGGGAAAGAAAGCACTGATATACCAAACGAAGTATTTGAAAAAATACTAAATGAACTTAAAAAAGAGAAAATTACTGATACAACTAAACTTACACCTAAGTTTATGAGAACAATATTAAAAAAATTAAGAACACATAAATATTATGAACATACTGCATATATTATTAATAGAATTAATGGTATTCCACCACCTCAATTTTCACCAGAATTAGAACAAAATCTATCTAATATGTTTATGCAAACACAACCTTTATTTATTAAATATGCACCTGCGAATAGATTAAACTTTATTTCATATTCTTACATTTTACATAAATTCTTTTTAATTTTAAATATGCCAGAATACCTTGCTTTATTTCCATTACTTAAAAGCAGACAAAAAATTGCTCAAAATGAAGAAGTTTTTAAGAAAATATGTAAAGAGCTAAAATGGACTTGGATTCCTAGTATTTAAAAATGATTTTATTAATTATAAATATATAATGTATATTATTTTTGATACTGAAACTACTGGTTTAATACCTAAAGATTCTTCAAATAATTACTATCATTATACAAATACTTCTAAATATAATAATGCTAGAATGATCCAAATTAGTTATGAAATATTAGATTGCACCTTAAATGTTATTGCTACAAGAAGTTTTTATATTAATGAAGTAGATACAGTTAGTAATTCTCAGTTTCATAATATTACAAAAGAGTTATTAGAAAAAGAAGGTATAGGTATGAAGCAGTTTTGTGATATATTTGCTGAAGATCTTAATATTTGTTCTAGAATTATAGCACATAATTTACAATTTGATTATTTCATTTTAATGAGTGAGTTATATAGATTTGGATTTACTGATATTATTATTAAAATTAATTTAATGAAATTAATTTGTTCTATGAAAAAAACTAGACATTTTGTTTGTCCTAATAAAAAATATCCTAAGTTATTGGAATTATATAATTACGCAAATAATAGTAATCTTAAAGAACTACCAAATGCACATAATTCAAAGTTTGATGTTATGTATTTACGAATTGCTCTAGTTAAACTTAAGAATAATAATATATTTGATATATTTATGTGCGAATAATTATATATTTCAATTATATTTTTCATTAAATAAGATTATGACTGATAAACTTGTTGTTTTGGTAGAAAACAAAAATGAATATTTAGAACATTTAACTGATATTTCTACTATACCTATTTGTAAGTTCTTTGTTAATATTGCAAATAATTGTAGTTCATTAAAAGAATTTCAAAATGAATTAGTATTATTAACAAAATGGAATAAACAAAAACAAGATGCTAAAATGAATACTATTCATAAATTAATAGAAGAAGATCACGCAACACCGCAATATATGTTAAAATTATTATCTGAAATTATTTCTAAAAGTATTAAAATTAAAATTATTGAACATAAATCTATTATTAAATCATTAAAAGTATATATTCCTGAATGGTATGAATTTTTATATAAAGTATGTATATTAGCATCTAATATATTTTGGAAAAATCCAGTTTTATTTTATAAAAAAGTATCGTCTATTGAAAGACAAAATAATATTAATGTTATTGAAAAAATAACTAAAACTTGTATTAAGAACGCTGTAAGATCTTTTATTCCTTTAAATAAAATTATTAATGAATTAACCGATATTACAGGAGGAGGAGAGATTAATATTACTAATACACAAACTTTACTAGAAAATAAAACAAAAAATGATACTAATGAAAAACTAGATTCTAATGATGATGAAGATGATGATAATGATACTGAAGAAGATGATGAACAACTAGAAGCAAATGATGATACTGAAGAAGATGATGAACCACTAGAAGCAAATGATGATACTGAAGAAGATGATGAAC